GAGGGCTTGGAATTGTTTGGTGCCTGCTCGAGCACCTTTGGCGACGGCGTCTTTCGTGCCGGTGTATGGCCGGCTCATGGTTCGACCGGTGCGTCAGGTGGAACGAATTCGTCGGTGTCTGGATCGTAGGTGTAGCCGATTCCTGCGTAGGTGCCACGAATGTTGTGGTTGTAGCTGGTCTGAATCCAGGTGCCGCCAAGGCCGAGGTCGACAGCAAGGAAATCTTGGCCTCGGTGTTCTTGGTCGTCAGGGACTACTAGAACCTCGACCACGATGTTGTTTTCGTCGATTTGTGCGAAGTGTGCCATCAGTACAGGTACCTCACAATGACAATGCCGGAGCCTCAGTTGTAGCCGGTGCCGTTGTATGGGCCGCCGCCTCCACCGCCGCCACGGTTTGCTGTTCCTGCCGCTCCGTTGTTTGTTGCTGCGTCTGCGCCTCGACCGCCGCCGCCGGTGCCACCTGTGCCACCTGTGCCTGGAGGGTTTCCGGCTGATGCCGCTCCCCATCCACCCGAGCCTCCACCGCCGCCTGCGTAATCAATGGCCGAGCCGGAATAGGATGATGAGCCGCCAGCTCCGCCAGTTCCGCCGTTACCGCCAACACCGCCGGATGTGCCGTTGGTGCCGGTTCCACCTGTTGCGGTTTTGCCTCCGCCTCCGCCGCCACCGCCTCGGGAAGCGTTCGACATGATTCCGACTAAGAGGCCGCCGTTGCCGCCGTTGCTTCCCTGGTTGACGGTTCCAGCGCCGCCAGCACCGCCAGAAGTGCCGTTACCGCCACCACCACCAGACCCGCCAGAGTTGCCACTTGAGTTGCCGGTTCCGCCTCCGCCGCCACCGCCGCCGGTACATGAGATCACGCCTCCCCACGAGCTTGATGCTCCGTTGCCTCCCTTGGCGTTAGATGCTCCAGCACCACCACCGCCGACCGTAACGGTGTATCCGCCAGCTGTTATGGACTGGCCTGCGAATTCTCGCATTCCACCAGCACCACCGCCGCCTGTTCCGGCGGCGTTGTCCCAATCGCCTCCACCAGCGCCTCCGGCGACAATAAGGACGTCGACGGTGGAGCCGATCGGGGCCGAATTGACGGTAAAGGTTCCGGAACTTGTGAAGGTGTGGATTCGGTAGCCGCCGACGTCGGTAATCGTTCCGCCTGTGGCGTCGATACCGGCGGCCGCTACTGATGCGACGGCTCCGTAACGTGCGGCGAGGAACATTAGGCGAGATTCCCGAATAGGAGCCAGGTGTCGGTGCCGGTTTTTAGAAGTGTGGCGACTCCGTATCGTGCGCCGATGTCGACGGCGCTGGCGGCCGAGTTGATGGTGACGCCTGCGCCTGCGGCGACGGTGACCGTTCCGGCTCCGAGAGCGACTAGGACGATGGTGGTGCCTGCGGGCCATGCGACCGATGACTCGGGTGGCACGGTGAGCGTGATGGAGGAGGCGTTGTCGAGCGTGACGATTTTAGCGACGTCGGTGAGGACGAGGGTGTATGTCGTGCCGGTTTGGGCGTTGATGACGGCGAGGGCGAGATCGTTGACTCCCTCGTTCGTGGCGTTGTAGTCCGAGGCGGAGAGGACATCTCCGTCGACGTAGGCTTCGGATAGGGGATAGGTTGCCATGTTGCTCCTAGAGGGTGTTCGTCCCTAAGACGCCGAACTCGGTGGATCCGAGGATGAATCCGGTGCTTAGAGGATAGGCGGTTGAGAATTTGGTCGTCCAGCGTTCGGGTGTGATGTCGTGCTGGTGGCCTTGGATGGTGGTTCGGACGGTGAGGTCGGTTCCGCCGGAGATCGTCTTGGTGACGATGATGGCGTCTCCGATTTCGAGGGAGAGACCGGGTTCGACTCGGTTTGAGTTGGTGGAGAGGTCGAGGGTGATGGAGTCGACTCGGAGGCGTGGTTGCTTTCGGTAGTTGAGGACGCTGGTGGCTCGTTGTAGTGCGAGGCTGTTGGTTTCCATCATGAGGCCCGAGCGGCTGAGGGAGCGACGGAAGTATTCGGCGATCGAGGGAGCATCGGAGGCGGTTTGGGCGGAGCCTCCGTCTCGGGTGAAGGTGACCTCGTTATAGAGCTCGGTTTCGTCGTAGTTGATGTCTATGTCTTGGTAGGCGATGCCGGTGCCGTCGTCGCTGAATTCGTAGGGGTTGGTGTTGGCGGCGAGTTCGGAGAGTTTGGTTCGGCTGTAGTAGGTGGCGTTCCCGTTGTGCTCCATGAAGAAGGCTCCGAGGTCGGAGGCGGCGATGAGCTGGATGGCGGACAGACCGGTTCGGACGGTGCCGGGGTCGTTGAGGAGTTCGGTGTCTCCGAGATAGATGTCCCGTTGGGTTTGGGGCCATTGGAGCTCGTCGAGGATCATTCCGATTCGTTCGCCGGGTAGGTCTTTGTTACCGGCTCCGGCGACGTTCTCGATGTTGGCAAGTTGGAGGATTCGGAAGCCGTCGACACATTGGACGGTCACGATGGCATAGGGGCTTGACTGGTCGGGCCAGGTGTAATCCCAGGAGATGATGTATCCGGAGAAGAGGTAGTAGCCGGTGCCGGAGTATTCGGTGTGGATTTGTATCTGCCGCATCGGCTTTATTTGGTCGTAGTAGGGGCCGGACTGGTTTCCGGGGTTCCAGTCGCCGGTTGTGTCGAGGAATTGGACGGTGGCGGTTCCGGGTAGTGCTTCCTCGAACACTCGATCTCGGCCGTGTCTAATCGAGATACGTTGGACGGTGGAGGTGACGTCGACGATTTCGACGGTGGCTGAGCCGAGTTGGTTGTAGCCGAGACGGCCGTGTACGGCGTCGCCGAGCTGGAACACGGGGCCGAATGAGGCTCCGACTCCGAGCCGGATTTCGACGGTCGGGATCGCCGGGAGTGCCATTAGGCTACGTTCGAGTAGACGAGCTGAGCGCCGTTCCGCTGAGCGTTGACTAGGCCTCTTCGGACGGTTTCGATGAGGTCTCCTTCGGAGATAACGGATCCGCCGATGTTGACGGTGACGCCTCCTCCCATTCCGCCGAGCCGGTCAAGGGGGATGATCGCTTCGGGGCCTGCTTCGCCGACGAGGCCGAGCGTCGGGCCGGTCACGATGCCACCTTCGGCGAAGGGCCAGATGTCGATCCCGAAGAGGGAGGCGACGGTTCCCTGGGTCGGACGAGTAACTGGAGCGGTGACTTCTTCGCCGATGGCTCTCGCAATGACTCCGGGCGTTGCCTTGATGCCGTCGACGATCTTCTGGACCATCTCCTTGCCGATGTCGACAAGCTTGGCAAATGTTGCCGAGAAGGCATCCCATAGCATTCCGGGGAGGTTCTTTACGAAGTCGACGATCCCGTCAAGGAGTTTGGAGCCGAGTTCGAGTCCCTTGTCGAGCATCGAGGAGACGAGATCGGCGAAGATGCTCGGGAGCTGTTTGATGAGTTCCCAGACGAACACGCCGAGACCGATGACCGCTTGGGGGATGAGTTCGGCAAGCCAGGAGAGAAGAGCTCCGGCGAGCTTGAGAGCTTGGGCGGTGAGCTTCGGGATGGCGTCGGTTACGACCCATTCGAGAACCTTGGCGAGGAATTTGCCGAGCTCCTGGAGAGCTGGGACGATCCGGGGGGCGATCCAGTCGACGAGAGCGTTACCGAGCTCGATGAGCTTCTCGACGAGCAGAGGGACGCCGTCGTTAATGATCCAGTTAGCGAGATCGCCGAGCCATTCTCCGAGCTTCTGGAGTGCCGGTTTGATTCGAGGGCCGATCCAGTCGACGAGAGCTTGGCCGAGTTCGCCGAGCTTCTTGAGCCACACCGGGATCTGTTCGCCGACCCAACTCAGAAGAGCTCCGCCGAGCTCCTTAAGCTTCTCGATCACGACGGGGATCTGTTCGCCGATGAGGCGGCCGATACCTCCGATCCCTTCGCTCTCGAACACTTGAGCGAATTTCTCAACGATCGGGATGATCTTCTCGGCGAAGAATGAGAAGAGTTTGGTGGCGATCGGGAGGAGGACGGTGCCGATGGTGGTGGCGGCGTTCTGTAGTT